ATGCTCACCGTTAAGCAGATAGAGGCCGCCAAGCCTAAAGACAAACCATACCGCATGCTCGACAGCAATGGCCTGTACCTGTACGTTCCGGTGTCTGGCAAAAAGGTGTGGCAGCTGCGCTACAAGCTCGACGGCAAAGAGAAGGTGCTGACTGTGGGCAAATACCCTCTCATGTCATTGCAGGAAGCCCGGGATAAAGCGTGGACCGCAAGGAAGGATGTTTCTGTCGGGGTCGATCCAGTTAAGGCCAAAAAGTTGTCTGTGAAGGACAATTCATTTTCAGCTATTTATCATGAATGGTACGACCATAAGCGGCAGGTTTGGTCGGAAGGATATGCGGATGAACTTTCTCGCATGTTCCGTGACGATATTCTGCCGATGATAGGATATCTGGAAATACAGGATATTGAGCCGATGCAGATACTGGAGGTGATCCGTAGGTTTGAAGAACGCGGGGCAATGGAGAGGGCAAATAAAGCCAGAAGAAGATGTGGCGAGGTATTCAGGTATGCGATTGTTACAGGCCGGGCCAAATATAATCCTGCGCCTGACCTCGCTGATGCCATGAAGGGATATAGAAAGAAAAACTACCCTTTCCTCCCTGCAGATCAGATACCGTCATTCAATAATGCGCTATCTGGTTTTTCCGGCAGCATTATTTCGAAAATTGCCACGCAGGTTTTGCAATATACAGCGCTGCGCACAAAAGAGCTCCGTTCTATGCAATGGGAAAACGTCGACTTTGAAAACAGGATGATAACCATCGACGAAGAGGTAATGAAAGGGCGCCGCGTTCATGTGGTTCCGATGTCAGATCAGGTAATAAATCTCCTGAATACTCTCAAACCGATCACAAGCCCCGTTTCCTCTTTTGTGTTCGCCGGGCGGAATGATAAGAAAAAGCCCATCAGCGAGAATGCCGTATTATTAGTTATCAGGCAGATTGGCTATGAGGGGCTGGCGAGCGGGCACGGATTCCGCCATCAGTTCAGCACAATAATGAATGAGCATGGCTGGCCAGCGGACGCGATTGAAAAACAACTCGCGCACACCGCCAGCGGGTCAATCCGTGGAATTTACAACCATGCTCAGTATCTGGATAAACGCAGGGAGATGATGCAGTGGTGGGCTGATTACATCGATGGTCGTGCAGTCCAGTAAGCCATTACGCGAACTCTTCCAGGGTCAGGTTTCATCTGCGCTATCTCCTTAGATGCCAAGATCTGCGAGCAGATATCCAGAAATGAACACTGGCCGTTTACTCAACCCGCAAGGTATCGCACCATAACTGCGGACATACTTGTTGTAGTTACGGTGCGCACCACTCTTTCATTGTTAAACCGCCAGGCTATCGCTTCGCACATCACAAATGATGTGCGTCACGACGCCTGCGACAGTGACATCATCCAAGGCCTCACCTTCAATTGCTTCGCCATCTTCGGTTATCAGCGACCGCCCTCTCAACGTGGCAAGTTCCGTCCCGCCGCCGTGCTGGATCAGAACCTGACTACCCTGCCTTGGTTTCAGGGAGATATCCAACACAACGTAACCGCCAGACCGCTCGAAAACTAGCGTGTTTGGGCCTACATTGCAGATCGAGTTAACAGACAGACGCTGCTCAACGTAGTCAGACGCCGGAGACGGGAACCCCATCAGATGACCCTCCCCATGTTGGCCATCATCCACAGGCGGTTTTCGCTATGGTCCGGCGTCTTATCGACGAAATACGTCTGCTCGCGTGCGATCCAGGAGTTCGCCTCCACCTCGGATAAGTGGATGCCGCGCCGGCGCAGCGCGGTAACGAAGTCGCGGGTGTGAAGGTACTGGAACCCCTTGGAACTGCGCAAAATGGACTCGCGGAAAGCCGCGGCGATGTCTGACTGTCGAAGCATGATCTGCCCTCCGATAAATACTGTGTTTATATACAGTAGTTTTTATCAGAACAAAGATCAATGCACGCATGTGGCTCCTTACACGCTAATACCCAACACATTTAGATAATAATTTCTGATCTGGGTATACTGAGTTGTGATTTCAGCGTCAGTTAGGACCCTGTTCCATATGGACATTTCAAACACTCTGGTATCGCCATATACAACTGATTCCAGTTCTGAACCAATCATCATGCCAGTAGCGCCAGACCCGGCCGCTGTGAAAGAAGCCGTTGCGTTTTGACTGGTGCCGGCCTTCAGCGCCTTGATTACAACTTTTGAAGCGGTCAGGGTTGAATAGTCCAGTGTCGCAGCAAAAGCAAATGGGACATTGTTTGAAACGGCGTTCGCTATCGCTGCGCTGACCGTACCATTAGCCCCGCCATCTGTAAGGACTCCGCCAAACTGAATGCGTAGGTTGTGAACTCCTGCCGTTCCTGATGGGTCAGAATATACCGACAACCCAATTGGCCTGGTCCCATTAGCGTTGGATATCGCATAGGCGCGCTGATCTGATGTTGGGCAAAACACACCAATTATTGTCATCTGTGAGGTCTGAGGCACAACGCTCTGAATATAAGCCGTGTGTGATTTACAAAGAACCCCATCGGCCATCGTTCCGGCTACAGGAGACCCGACAACAAGAGCAGATGCACCACCCGTTGCAAGGTTACGCCCCTGGGAGATCGAACCTCCATAGTAGTTTATAAACTGGATACCAGATGCCACTGCAGGTGAATATCCAATTGCGATTTCCGAACCATCTACACCGCTAATTATTTGACGTAATCCCATTTATTTGTCCTCGACCTTAATTCTGAAAGCGCAACACCAATTGTTTAGTGGATATGGTTTATCGACTAATGCAGCTATATTTGCTGATGCATACTGTCCACTTCCTGCATGGTATTCATAGTTATATGGAGCAATGGAGGAATCGCTGTCACAGAGATTACCGTTGCCGTTGTATGTGGTTTTTGGCGCGTACCATAGATATACGTCGCCGGTAGTTGGCGCGCTGAGTTTTATTGATACTGTTGATTGCCCAACAATAGAAACGGATGCGATACCGACCGCGCCGTTTGCGTCCTTAACCAAAAACCCCTTATTCGGGTACATTGTTGGCGTGTTCACTACATAAGCTTCTTTGAACTGAAGCGGCGGGGACGGCGTGTTGAAACTGACCAGGATTTCATCGTCGGAATATCTGACGACTTTGATTGGCTTTAGGGGCTTCCAGTCAGTTCCTCGGTCGAGAATACGGTGGAGCACTTTGCCAAACTGCATCCCGGCCCAGCGATATCCGTTAGGGTCAAGATGGCCGTTTTTGTCTGTTACCTGATAAACAGGCGTTGCCAGCCAGCAGCCGGGCACCTGATCTGCCATATCTATTTGCGCCATACCGATAGCTAAGTTGTACGTATCGTCTGTATAGCTACCGCCGGTCTGATAGGTCACCCATGCAGGCGGAAGTTTTTGGCCGCAAATTCCATATGCGCAGTCAGTAATCAGGTCAGTACGCAACTGCTTTGTCAGATCAAGGAACGTCGCCCGATCATGCGTGCCGGTTGTTGACGTCCAGTAGTTCCACTCGCCCTGCATGTACAGGAAAGCGGTAATACCGACAGTCGCGGTAGGCTGCTGGCTGGCGATATACGCTTTAACCTTCGTAACAGCTTCAATGACGCGGTTATAGTGATTATAAGCGTGACCTTTAGACAGCTCTTCTACCGTTCGACCCTGAACACCACAGTTGAGCACAATGATTTTACGCGCAGGGTCAACGCTGACTCCGTGAAAATCATTCTGCAACTGACGCCAGAAATTAACCGCGCCCACATCGACCGTCTCGCCTTCATTCACAGCGCCTGGGGCCAGAGCAGAAACTTCTGCATCGGTCAGGACGCTGGCGCCCCCAATAGACTGAGTTACTGCAATAAGCGGATTCAGCGCCGCACCACCCAGAGGGTTCCATGTGCTGCCTCCTGTCGCTCGATCTGTGTTTGGCCTCACTGAGTTACCGAACATCAGTACGTTATTAACCTCAATTGCAACCTTGGACAATGCTGGCCAACCCTCAGTACCGGTAGATAGCGATTGCCCATATGTAACGACAAGGTTGTAATCAAATACAGGCCGCTGTATCCCCGTGACTAATTTATTATTAATAGCGAGAGAATAACCAAGCGCATCGTTATCCATTGATGCAATAAATGACATCCTGTCAGCATTGATGTTGCTCGTACCTCCAGAGGCTACCGGTGACAGTGGTGAAAAGAACTTAAATCCATTTTCATCTTCCATCACATAATTATTGTCGTTAGTAGGTATAAACTTACCGCTAATGTTCTGGAATGTGTTTTGAGTGTATTTTTCAAGCACAAACCCATTTTCATCCTGAACAAGAATTGTTTTGTCAGAAACCTCATCTATAGTTAATGACCGCATGGATAAGCGAGACGCACCAACTTCAAATCCTGCAGTTTTTAAATAGTCCTTTGCAAGCTGCGCCAGAATAAATCCGCCATCGCCTTCCCATTGAACGAAGGGTGATAATGAAGGGTCGTTGCTGATTAACTTGTTTAAAATGTCAATCGCTTGCTGTGATGGAGCCTTTCTTCCGGTTGGCTGCAGAGTTCCTGCTGTATTAATTACCTCAATAGCAAGCGAGCTGTCATCTGAATTGCGGTAATACGCTGTTGACCCAACCGGAATATTTCCAGCATCTGCATCAGCCTGAGCAGCCGCAAGTGTGGGAAATTCGCGGATTGTCCCGGTTATAGCTGCCGTTCCGGGCTGAGAAGCCTGCAGCACTGCCGCGCCATCCTGGTTCTCGTAAGTTTTGAAAGCCGCCGTCGCTTCCGGGCCTTCCGCTACGCGGAATGACTGACCGTTTGTAGTGGCGGCGAGGCCTGCAATTGTGCCGTCCGGATCGCTGGCAGTCTTATAGAACGTGAACTTATTCAGTGCGTATTCAGACGCATTGCTCGCGTACTCTTCAGCCTGTGCAGCTGAACCTGCGGCTGCCGTTGCCGATTCGGATGAGGCAGCGGCCGAAGTAGATGAATTTTGCTCAGCAGTTTCTGCGGCGCTCTTCGCCGCCTCTGCCGCTGTGGCTGCATTAATCGCTTCCTGAGTGGTGGCGCTAATATCCTGATAGCCCTGCTGGACCTCGATCAGGTACTGCTTTGCCTCTGCGGCACTCACGGACGCCTCTGCCGCGAACTGTGCCGTTTGCTGTGTGTCGGTAGTCGCCATAATTTTTCCTGTTATTACCACTCGATATGCACAATGCCATCGGCGCCATCGCCGGATGTGTAAGCTATTCCGCTGAAATCAATATCGTAAGCACCACCACCGCCAGATCCTGCTGCTTTCCCTTTCACACCGCCGGTTGCGCCACTACGTCCGCCACCACCCCAGAACGAAGCCCCGCCAGAACCGGTAAGCATGTTGCTCGCAGCCTGGCCGTCCTGACCGGTACCACCCTGAATGTTGATATCGCCACCTGACGCAATACCGCCATCACCACCGGCACTGTTCACGATGCTGGCCTTGTTGGATTTTTTCCCACCGCGGCCGAAGATGATCCCACCCAAAGAAGAGTCGCCGCCGTCATTGCCGGACACGGCTCCTGATACCGATGCACCACCTTTGCCGACGACAACGGATAAGGTCGTTCCCGGAACAACATCCAGCCAGCCTAAAGCTGTACCGCCAGCACCTCCGCCGCCGCCGCTATAGGACTCACTTGAGGAGGACGCCTGACAACCGCTTCCTGATCCGCCTGCACCCGTCACGGTGTAACGAATGCGCGTCACCCCCGCAGGCACGACGAACGAATACGTCCCGTTGACTGCGTAAGCGATGTTTCCATGAGGTTTAGAAAGGGAGGTTATGTTGGTTCCATCAGAGTGGACTTGAGTAACTGTGCCTGGCTTGCTAACAACCGTTGCGCCCGCTGCCCTGGTGCTTAACTGAACGTAGTAAGCGCTGCCGGTGCAGTTATTTTCAATGGTCCAGTCTTTTACCCATGGAGGGAGATAAAGGACCCGGTTACCAGTTAGCGCGCCGGTGAGAATTAGCCGCGGGTTAGCAGCCTGCAGATCGGTGGCGTTAACGTTAGCCGTCGATATTGAAATGCTTGCCGCTCCGCACCCCCATGAAGGCATCCAGCCAGATGCCGTGGCATCGGTTTTTTCCGGCGCGGTGTTATTGGAGTCAATGGTGTTGAGCCACGACACCGAGTAATCGCTGGAGGGGATCACCGCGCCTTTCGGGTAGCCTGAAATGGCCGTTCTGAAATCTGCGTTAAAGGGATACCCCATCCCGGCATCCGACCATTGCAGTCGCGTGTATAAGTCATTAAAAATGCCGTTAAAGTCCTGCCCCTTCGGCGGTTTACCGCCGGCAGAGAGTGCGATACGGGTCAGCGGCGGGAAACCGGAATCCATCGCCGCCAGGCCGTCAGCCAGCGTTTCAGAGGTGGAATTTACCGGGATCGTGTTTTTATCGCCGCTCACAGAAAAGACAACCGTCAGACGTGACGGTATGGCTGAATTATTCAATTCAGACCTCCTGAACGATGTTTACTTTTACCCCGGGAGGGGAAGGAAGTGCGCCGGAACTTTGCACTATGGCCAGCTCCGAATCGGAAAGCTGGAACTCGAATACGTAGCTCATGACATGGTTGCCATCGTCACGCACGTAAGCCCGCCCGCTGGCGCCGAACATGTACATCAGCATGCGATTCATGACCGGAACGGTGCAGTCGCTGATGTTCGCCATCGCTTTGCACATGATCAGCTTGCGATATGCATCATTGGTCAGGACTACAGTGTTCGTGTCCTGCACGCCGGTATAGAAAGGAGCCTGGTTAAAGGGTTGCGGGTCGGTGAGTTCTGCCGGGGAACTGGTCGCTTCGCCAAACCCCAGAAACTGCTGGGATGGCGTCACAGTCAGCAAACGCTCTACATCAACGATTTTACCCCAGCACATCAGCCCGTAATCTCCACAGGTCTCGATGTTGAATACGAGGTCATAGAACGTGTCTATCCAGTCCTCTGGCGCTACGGAAGCGTTAAAGGTATCAATCAGTGACCGCAGGCTGGTTGAGTTCACGTACTGCGCGTAGATCGTCCAGTCGACATTATTCACTTACCGCCTCCGTTATGATGTTTGTCGCATCGAGAGTCGGCTCCTGATCTATCCCCATAGTCAGCGCACTAGACCAGGTGGTTCCGTCCAGAGAGATCTGGACCGAAAGAACGTTCATGTTCTGTGCATCAAGCGCCTGGATGGGGCCGATATACCGGCTGCCATAAAGTCGCGCACCGGCACGCGCCCGGGTACCGCCATCTGCGCCGGTAAAGGCATTCAGGACGACCGTTCTGATCTGCGCGTTGATATCTGATGGAAGGCCATCATTCGCTTCGTATTCCACCTTGATATGAACGCTCACCGCATCCAGCGTTTTCCACCTGTAGGTGTACTCCGGATAAGGGGCGTCATAATTTTCGGTATCCTGCACGATTCCGGTGGTGTCACCGTTCATAACGGTGCCCGGGGGGAGTTTTTTATTGATGGCCGCTGCAATGTCTGCCACTGCCCCGCCATAAACCCCGATATAAATCGAGCTGGCCAGCAGCGTGTAATTCGTGGAGCCTTTCTCTACGGAAGTGGGCTCTTTGTTGTCGATCACATAAACATCAAGCACCCCGTCGACTTCCAGGACAGCAGCCCGCACAGCCGCTGCTGTGTTGAAGGCGTTACGTGCCACTGACTGGCGACGACGATACTCAAATGCAGATCGCCCTTCAACATTCGAGCCCGGCACACCCGCGGTCTCGTTGGTGATACTCGACCAGCCACTTACCGCGACATAGATGTTTGTCAGCGTACCAATGGGGCAAGCTATCGGCCCGGTAGTCAGGTTCTGGAACTCGATCTTTACCGTCCCGTCTGCGCCAATCGTTCCGGCCGCCAGGGACACGTACATATAACCGTTATCGTCGGTTGCATAGGACTGCGCCGGGATCACCGTTCCCGGTACGCCGGAGCATGTGGCCGTAACAACCGTACCCGCAGCAGCAATGCGATCGAGGAAGTAAATCCTGCCGATGCCATCCTGAAATCTGCCGGAGGAAAAGTCCGGGTTCATGTTGTTGACGATAGCCAGAAGCTGATCGTTCTTGTCTGCGATGATTGCAGTATCAGTGACAGCCAGTTGCCCCTGCGGCGTCTTGAGGTTCGTGCTCATCGCCGTCCCGAATGCAGAACCAATATCTGCTATACGCCCGGCAAGAATGTCTCCCTCATCCGGAACATCAAGGCCAGTGGTGGAAAAGGTCACGGCCGGTACCGCCGTAGAGATTGTCGTCATTTTTTCCTCACAGGGTGACGCTGGAATCCAGGCCGTTGGTATCCACGATCGCAATAACGCCGGTAGTGCGGCGCGTATCGCGGTTGTTAATCAGCGTCGGCTCAGCGCGCGCGATATAGCTCATCCGCAACGCTTCAACCTGAAGCGCGGCCGCCATGGCGCCGGTGCTGGCCTTAACGTTCAGAAGCTCTTTGTAATTAACGCCGGTGTCTTTTTCATAAATGCACTCGCCGCGTATAGCCAGGCATGCCGTCGCTACGTCCTGAGCGCAGGCGTAGGGGTTTTCAACCGTGGCGATATTACCCAGCTCATCAAGGACAAGATCCCAGGTATCGGGGTCGAGTTTGAGAGAGATTGTTTTCATGGATTTCGCCCATAAAAAAACCCCGCCGAAGCGAGGTTTGCGTCATGGGTTACAAGATTTTTGTAACCCGTTTGACCTACAATTTTTTTGTAGGTCCCTAACCAATCAGATATTCAGCCTTTCCGCCGCGGAACGAGATGGTTTTATTCCCCGCCCGGCGGCAAGCGTCTGCGATAGCCTTCATGCCGTACTCGACATTACCCAGATGTTTGCGCATCGCCACAATTTCAGCCTTCGGCGCCGACACATCAAAGCCGGCCTCTTCCAGAACGTTAATCAGGCGAATAGCTGCAGATGTCGAGTTGTCACCACAAAGCATCTCCATCGTCACGTCAAAGGACGGGGCTGTTAGAGACTTCCCAAATGACAGGTTGCCACTGCGAACCAACGGGTTGTTATCGATCCACCATTGAAGCGGAATGTTTACGTCAAACTTCGGCTCTGGCAGTGTTTCCTGCTTGCCAAGGAATTCCCCCTCAAGAGGTACGCGCGCAGCGATAGAAAGGGCCTCGGTAAACTGGTCGTCGCTGATTTCTTTGTAACTGCAACCAAAGTGAGATTTCAGTGAAGACCACATGGTGATCATCGCTTTGGCCTGATTCTCTTTCGGCAGCGCCTTGCCGCGAGTCATTACCAGTTGCTTAATGGCTTCCTGCTGCTCAGGGGTGATTTTGCCGGGTAGTGACTTTTTAGCTTTCGGTGCTTTTTCGTAAGAGCCTGTTTTTCGAATAGATGGCAAGACTTCAGCCGTCACCCATTTACGAACGCGATAAGGAACCGTTCCTGGCTTAACAGCATCGCGGCAGCGAAGTATCAAAGTCCACATTCCAGATTCAGAAACCACCGCCATTTGCTGGGTTCCGCCAAGGGTCTGCATTGAATGCAACCCCTTTTCATCATCGTCAAGCTTACGGATTGACGTTGCATCTAAGCCCAAAACATCACAGAGATCAGAAGCCAGGAACCACGGCTCGCCATCTTTTGCAACGACCCGAACATCTTTATCGTCAAAAGCAAAAGTGCTGTAATTTGTAGTGGTCTTTGCTAAACTTGTCATGTCAATATTTCCTTGCAGATTTGTTGATGCCGAAGCCTCGGTAGTTACCGCTACCGGGGTTTTATTTTTGTAATCCTCAACCTCTTTTAGACCAGAAAATCTTCTGTATTTCGTTTGCCCTTCACTTTTTAGATGCCTTTTGTACGCCTTTGATGAAAGGCCAAGATCCTTTTCAGGCCAACCAGCAGAAATACGTTGGTCAAGGGTGCATGGATTCACATTTAGTAACTGAGCCCATTCGAACAATGTTTTTATTTGCCCACCAATCTCATAAAAAACTCTGCCAAACCGAACTTGTTCACCTCCCCCATGCCTCTTAAAACCCATTCTTTGACGCTTACGGTCGATCATGTCCTTCGCGTTATCTTTGGCGTCCCCGAGATACAAATGCTCAGGATTGCAGCACGCAGGGTTATCGCAGCGGTGAAGCACCCACCACTTAGTAGCACACTGAGGTATGGCACCATTTAAGATCTCATAAGCCAGCCTATGAGCCGACCAGGTTCTTCCCTCAAAAGAAAACTGGCCATAACCATAGAAATTTATGGCTCCATTCCAGTTAATGCACCCATTGCCATCTGACTTACTCAATAAGCGTCCAAACTTGAGACGAAGCAGACGCACATCCTTAATGTCCGCTATAGATTTTCTCACTCTCATTTTTGTCACCATCAGTATTTAAGTGTCATGAAGTATCATGTATAGTGAATCTTATGGCTCAATCTTAACCATGTCAATACACTTCAATACTAATTATGACTAAACATGATGATATATCAGCTCGCATAATATCCAGAAGGGCTTCGCTTGGATGGACGCAAGAAAGGCTATCGAAAGAATCCGGGGTAGCTGCCGCCCAGATCTCTCGCTATGAGGCTGGTACGAACAAGCCAAGAGCTAATGTAATAGCAAAGCTAGCATCAGCTATGGCTGTAGATTTTAGCTGGCTTGCCTATGGTGAGCATTCGCATCCCGATTGGGTTGAAACTGATATAGTCCTTCCAATGGAATTAAAGGAAGAGGTAGTGAAGCAAGCTAAAGCCAGAGGCATGACAGAAGAAGAGTTTCTTCTCTACCTTCTTCGGTCTTCACTAGAATACAAAAAACCCACCTGATGGTGGGCTTTGCCTAGTACATCGACCGGATCTGCGTGGTGCCGTCAGGAACGCCGTACTTGCCAATATCAGCGCCTTGGCTACCTAAAAATCTTACCTGACATAACCAGATCTCCGAACTCAGGGATGTAGCTCGCTGGCTCAGAAAGGCACATCTGGACAAGTTGCCCTTTCACTCCAAAGGTCACTGGCATCCCAAATGGCTCTTTGTCTTTGGAGTGGAAGTTGATGATAGCCTGCGTCATCGTTTCTGCATTTTTTGGGTATAGTTTCGATAGAGATTCCGTCATTTCTTTTCTACCCGCGACACTATTAGCTGCGCCAGTATTTACCATCTGATAGGCAAGAATATGCGATGACATAATGATATTACAAGCCATAGATACGTCGACTGTATTTTCTTTAATCCACGCCTCTCTTTTAGCATCCCTTTTATTGAACATCTCATTGTTGTAGTTATTGTTTTCAATCATAGCTAAAGAAATTGACGATGTGATTTTAAAACTATCCAAATGATGTTCTTCGCCTGTTTTAAAATTTATGTTCTGAAGGCTAAGGTTTGCATATTTTTCTGATTCGCTTTTATTTATTTGTACGGAAAATCCATTTTGACACCGGTAACTGACAGATGTTGTTCTGTTTGGTTTTTCACCTGAAGTATGAACCGAGTCCATGCGGCACGTCATAGGCATGGTTCCCATTAGGTTGAATTGTAAATCTCCGTACCATATTGGCTCATCATCATTCGCTGTAAGCGTTCCTTCAAAATAGCCACCAACCATTTTTAGATTGGATGTTATTTGCTTTGCCATGGCTGGTTGTGACAAAGCAAACAGAATAAGGGCTGAAATAGTTATTAATCTTTTCATCACGGCTCCAGAGGATTTGTGCGGCTTCCTCCAGATTCTACTCCGCCATGGTCATGTCCATCAACGATTGAACCGTCCACCAACTGAAGCTTACCGTTCGCAAGGATTTTCAGGCCGTTTATGTTAACGACTCCCGGGCTCTTGATGTTTATTCCGCTGCCGGTGAACTCTGCGAACTCAGTCGGCTCGCCATTCATACTGGCTATTGCGGTTATGTACATCGCATCGGAATACGAGTGCCGGCGCTGAGTTGGTGCGGGCCCCTCTGATCTGGTTTCCCTAACGTTCGTGGTGTCCTTGTCGCAGATCACAACCAGACCAATGTCTCCTGGCCTTGGCTCCATTTTTACCGCGCTGTTTCCCGCCTGAAGTCTGAGGTATGGGATCTGGTAAACGCCCTGATTGGCAATGGCCCGGCCTGAAACGTCTACATCATTAACCAGGGGGAGAACGGTCAACACACCCCCTTCAACCTCCCTAACCAGAACAATATCGACAAACGTCATTCCTTTCAGCGCTGAATGTAGCAGCGATAATATGGCGTTACCCTGTGATGATACGCTCTCGGGGGTCTGGTTAGTTAGCATTCTCATCACCTTTTACAAGATACCCCGGCGCGGCCACGACGAACGTTTCCCACAGACCACCGGGAACTTTACAGGAAAGATAATGAGTGGTTCCTGCCTGAATAATCCATTCCCCGCTTGCGTGCGGCAGGTCAGTCTCAAGGATGATTTTGGTATTCAGTTTTAGAGACGGAGAGTAAATACAGCGAAAGTTAATCCCCATGTCATAAAAAATCGGATACCCAATAAGGCCGTGCTCTGGAGAAATTAATGGAACAACGGAATCTGAAGGTTTTTTACCTGTATAAATGGTGACGGTGCCAAAATCAATATTTACCGTTATTTTATGCGCAGCTGCTATTTCAATGATCTGCTTTATCGCATTGCCTTTGTACACCGGGTTGCGCTCGGTGCTTTTGACGTCGACATTGATGAATTTCAGGCCAACTTTAAAGGCAAGAGCGCGAATCATATCAGCAACATCAGCATCGCCGCGAATGGACGTAGGCTCACAGGGGATTAGGCGCTCCCTGCCGGCGGCCGCAGCGGTTATCTCAATCGGCGCATCCGGCATCTGGTTCAGGTTAATCCTGGCTGATGTTATTGACCCGGAAAAAACACGAGTGTCGCCAGCATAAACGACGATAGCATTTTGCTCGGCGGCGATTATTTTTTGCGCGTTGGTCGTCAGCTTGGCCATGTTCTCCAGTGACAGGCCCCACAGGCTTAGCTCCATCATTGTGCCTGTAGCGCCGCCAAAGGCAGATATAGCAGCTTCACACTTGAACCCTTTAACAATCAGCGTGTTACCAATTCCGCCGTCAAACGTACCGTTAGCCAGCGTGAACGATACAGTCAGCTCTCTCTCCTTGTAACTCATCTGCCAACCTCACTGCTCGTTGCATAATACAGTTTGAATCTGGTGCCGATCTCGTCGTAATACGGATCGGCTGTACCTTTCGAGTCAACGAAAACCAGATCTCCACTGAACCCCAGATATTTATACCGAACCAGGTAAACGCAGTTCAGGCAGAGAACGCCCTGAAATATCGGCTTGTCATCGACATACAGATCGGCGTAAAACCCGGTTGAACGCTGATGAAGCTTGATGGCGCAGTTCTGGCCACCAAGCGTGACATAGACCTTTTGAGATAGTGACGGTGATAAGCTAATTTCCTGCATGTCACATCACCTTTTTCAAAAAGTCGGAAGTAGTGCTTTTTATCTGCTTAGAAACCGCAGTAGAAGAGCTGTCCCACGCCTTCGAGACCGACTCGGCCGCCGAGTTAACGTTGGACACAATCGCAGCCCCGGTCGTCTGTAGAGCGTCTGATAAGGTTGTGTCTGCACTTGACCAGGCATTCTTAACATCGCTCAATGTCACCTCTTTCGTTGCCCCGGTGATCACCTGCGTTGAGGCTGCCCCGCCATTATTGGTTTTCGCGTTGCTGGTCGGTGGCCCTTCAATCACAGCATTTGAAAGCATGACCTCCCCGCCGTCCATGATCTCCTCGAAAGTGCAGTTCGCCATCAACAACGTCTGCCCGCGATATGACCCCACAAAATAATCGAAGTGGGTCAGATCGTAGCTGTAATACACCGTGTCAGGCGTCTCGATGTTGTAGGTGCTGGCCGTGTTTTTCATCTCATCCAGTTTCTGAATGAAATTGTTCCGGCTCAGCAGAGAGAAGTTGGTCAGGTTAGGCAGTGACCCGGAAAAAGCCGTCCACCCCTCAAGGGCAAAAATGATCCTCAGTTCAGACGGCTGTTTCACTTTGTTGTAGGACGTGTATCGGCCCTTTTCTACTGGCCCCTTAGTCACTGCCGCATCACCATAGCGATCAACGCTAACCCAGCCGGAAGGAGAGAAAACCTCCTGCCCGGCTACAGCCGTCAAAAGCGACTCGTCAACGGTGTTATAGGTGATCCGGTAGGTTGGCGACAGGGCGCTGTTAAGGACGGATAACAGGCTTCCTCCCTGAATGGCGGATAGCACTGTCGAGACATTCAGAGAAAACGACATGAGTTATTGTCCTGAGTAGCCAGCCAAAAGCATGACACGGTTGTCGCCGTGCTTTTTGATGTCGCTGGTAAGCTGTTCCACGTTCTGGGCCTGGGTGGTGATTTTGGTGCCATAAAACTGATAAGTCGCACCGGACTTCCCGGGCATCGCGCGGTCTACGGCCATCCCGGCGCCGGGGCGCATTCCTGCCATGACTTTAGGGACGTAATTGCGAGTTTCCGACGGCAGGTTATCCATGCCTTTCTTCTTGACGTTTCCTAGCCCCCAGTTATAGGAGGCAAGAGCTTTTTCCAGATCGCCGCCGGTGGCATCCAGCAGAAAGCGCAGGTATCTTCCAGCGGCATCTGCAGATTTGTGGGGATCGAAAACATCACGACCTTTAAGCCCCATGTCTTTTGCTGTGCCTGGCATGAACTGGAACAAACCTTTGGCTCCGGCCTTCGACTCCGCAAACGGATCACCACCTGATTCAGTAGCAGCTACCGAAGACAGCAGCCCGGCAGGCAGGCCATATTTACCCTCCAGCGCACCGAACTCGCCAGCCATTGCCTGAAGAAAAGCTTTCCCTTTAGCACCAAGACGAGCAGCCTTTGCGTTAAGCGGGACGTTTGGCTGATATCCCGAAGTGTCAGGCTGCATTGTTGCCGCGCCTGCTGGAGAGATCAGGGCGTCAGCGATTTTTGATAGGAGATTTTTGGTGCTTTCCCAATAGTCTCTCTCATCCTGCTGCTGCCGACGCTGTTCAGGAAGTGGCTGAAACTTAACGGCATCCAGCATTTCCTGCGTTGCCCGCTGCTGCGGAGATAATTCTATTCCCGATGGAGAATAGTCGAAATGCTTATCGAAGGCTTCTGCGTTTTCTTTTTGCTTTTCCTTCATTTTTCCGACGAGATAGGTGCCAACATCAACACCACTTTCCTTTGCTTTCTGATTAAGATCGTCAACTTTATCTGCCGCGCTAAGCCCCGCAGCGGCAACGAGCCAACCAGGAAGGGTTATTCTCGCTAAACCCAATAGGGATTTGGATAAATTTGTCAGAAAGAATAGCAATTTTCCGCCAACCGACGCCCCGATAATTATTTTTATCGCGTTTTCCCAACCGCCAACCGCTTGCGCTGCTTTATCTGCCATCTTTGCGCCGCTCTCAATTGCACCAAAGAAAGCATCGACTTTTTGTTTCATCTCCTCAGGATGTGACTTCATCCAGTTGGAAAGGTCGCGGAGTACGACGTTAAAGTCGCGCACATACGGAATAAGGAACGTGTAAAACTGGTTTTTTGTGGTTTCGAGGCTCTGGTTTAATTCCGCCCATGCGGCTGTAAATTCCTTTGCGCCTTTGGTTGAGGCGTCTGTAATGCCGGAGCTTTTGGTCAGGCGATCAACGTCAGGCAGGAATTTCCCTTCCTGATTACGCTGCAAGGTTGCATCATCAAATCCAAGACTTAACCCGACCTGCCGGCGAAGGTTTGGATCGCTGATTTTCCGTAGCGCATCAAGGGATGTTTTGGCCAGGGAACTGGCGTCCTGTCCCCACACGTCAAAATTCTGGCCCGTCAGTGCATTTAATTGCGCCAGACCACCAAAAATAGAGCTACTGTAATCGCCGACCCTGGCGCCCTGTATGGCGCCCTGAAACCCCTGCAGAGAAGCGCTTATCTTCTCAGCTGAACTCCCTGCTGCCTCTGCTGACTTCGACCAGCCGTCAAGCTCACGGGCTGACAGCCCCAGCGCTTTCGACTGGATCGATAAATCCATCAGGCCGGAAGTGGTATTTTTAACAAGGCTCATCAGGCCGCCGGCAGTGACGGTAACGCCTGTCAGTGCCAGCAATTCCGTCTTTATGCTGCTGAAGAACGAAGCGGCTTTCTTTCCCTGCTCCGCCATTTCCTTGGCGGTATTTTTGGCATCTTCACGCTGCTTCTTGAGGTCATCGCTAACGTCTTTCTGCCCCTTACGGAAGTCAGACGTATCAAGGCCCAGCGTCACCAGGAGGGCATCAATTACCGTTGCTGCCATGATCACTCTCCGCTGCTATGGCTCTGTTGGTATTATCCACGGTCATTATTTCAATCAGCCACCACATATCCTGGACGCTGTATACCGTGTCCAGTTCGTGGAGTGTCGCCATTTTCCCGGAGATCACCGCGGCGATGGTGCGCGGTACATTCGCATACTGTATAAAGCCGCGATCTGAATCTTCCGGGACGGATAATGGGATTTCTAACTTGCGGTGGCTGCTACAAAAGCGATATGGAGTTTGAAGGCTTCGATTTTCAGGCGCGACCAGGTGCTGATTTCTTCGATCTGCCCTTCGTCAACAAGCGCTGTCTCGATACCGTTACCCCCGAGGAATTTCACGCAGCCAAGCAACTCATCAAGCAGAGGCTTTGACTGTGCGAACGGAACTTTAGCCAGTGAAGTGATACCCCACTGAGCGAGACCTGCCATGCCGCTGGACATCACGCTTTCGTACAGCTCGCGAGCTTCTGCGTTATCCTCGGCTGGGTCCGGCGCCACCGCAGCACGGATGGCCATCATCATATTGTCGGGAACGGTAACGCCGGCGCCAATCACGGCGCACGCCAGGCGGATCGCCCACTCTTCGGCCTTTCTCGCCGGCATTTCGGTGATTTTGAACTGCTTACCCTTGTCACGGTTATCTGCTTCAACCGTGAATACGATGCTTTTACGAGCCATTTTTGTTTCCTGAATGAGTTATCTGGCAATAAAAAAGCCCACCTTGGTGGGCCGATCGTAAATCTATGCTTCAAAGCATGGTGGATGCATTTCAATCTTGCTTTTTAATTCATTATGTATTGCAAGAAGATCATAAAATCGTCGCTCCACAACCAACAACTGGCATTCATGTAAATAGTCTCTGGTTGTCAAGCTTCTCGCCATAAAGAGATCGTGTAATCTTTCGCTCTCCTCAATCATCATATTATCCCGCAGATATGTGACTGTATTGATTATCAGCTCAGGCTCATCAATGCATAGCAAATGCCTCTCTGCCGCACTGATTTCACCTCTTAAATCATTTTTTTGGCAAGGATTTGAATCTTCAAATTTAGACGCAACTTCACTTATAGCATCGCATGCATCTTTAACGCTGATATTGAACCACTCTCCAGAAACTCTTGCTGTAGAGAATAATTCATGAGCAATGCGTTCCAATTTGGCTGCCGCGTTAAAAGGGCCAAAAATTGAAATAACCTTGATGCCTATACCAGATTGATTCTCTAAGTGTTTTCTCCTGTGTTGTACGTTTTTTGATACTCCAATTTTCACCAGCCCCGCTGCAGACTGCATAACGTAAACATATTTCATGCGAGTTACCTTAAGAAAGCGAACCTGTCACACAGAAAAGCCGCCCCAGAAGGCCCGCCGGCACTAACGGCAGTTCTCAGGATCGCTTTCTGTAAGGTTCCGGGATTATAACGTGCGCGTGTGAAGCGCAGGGGTATTGCGGGAATAAAAAAGCCCGGACTAAGCCGGGCTGATTTTTTTACGCTGAGTAGTCTGCCGGGGTGACAGTTTCCCACTGGATAAGCCCAGTTACCGGCTGAAGCACACGGCCGGCAGACGGCATACGGCGCGCGCGCTGCAGGATGCCGTTGGTCATGATGTACTTTTTGCCCAGCGACGGCAGGATCACAGTCCCATTAACACGCAGCACAGACCGCGTGGTCATCTGCGTGGTTTGCCAGTTGTCGATGTACTTAATAGACGGGGAGGATGCCGCCAGATGAAACGTCCACGGCAGATCACCATAAACAAAACCACCCAGCAGTTTACCGTCAGCAGTACGCTGGTACTCTGCCGTGTCGGTATCACCCATTTCGAAGATGTTTTGCGCTTCGAACTGCTCCAGGTTAAACCCGGACGGGTAGAGCTCAGCGATTACCAGCTCAATGATCGCGTCTGCCGACGTAATATTTTGACCGGACATTACTGCACCTCCACGCTGTTAACGGTGATACCCTGGATGATCCCGCCGTCGGTGTACCAGAAGTAAACCGTTGGCTTGGTACGCGCGGCGCGCATTGCCGGGGTGAACGGGCCGATGTAGACGTAATACCCTTCAGCCAGAAGCGAATCCGTAACATCGACGCCAGCGATGGCGTTAATCTGGTCGATCTGCGACTGGTCAAGATCGGTGCCCGCCGTCATGCCACCCCACGCCCTGAATTGCTCAATGGTCGGCTTCATGCAAGACTCAATGCGAGCTTTTCCGGCTGCTGCGTAGGGCAGATTGCTCGCCTGCTGGAACAGTGCAACGAGAGTCGCCTGAAGCTGAGCATTTACCCATACCTGACCAGCCCATGCGTCAAGCCAGGCGTAATCACCGGTAATAGAGCCGGGCGCCCACTGGTTGGTTTCGACTGCATTCGAGGCATAGTTGCCGTAGAAGTTATAGCCGTTGGCCTTGGCCGCCTCGTAATCAGTATCGTTACTGATCATCGGCAGCAGGCCGGACACCTGACGACCATTCAGAGAACAGCGCCCATTGGCCTGCGTGAAGTTCAGCGCAGCCACAAACCCCATAGCGTTTGCTGCGTGGTTCGGATAACCATACACCGGGCAGGTGTCGTTATAGGCGTAGGTGTTGATGATGTCGTACACCAGTGCATTCGAGCTTCCCGCCACGATTGCCGTTCCTGATGCGTCCCACGGGACATAGGCAAAGCGATGGTTCTGGCTGTTTGTCCAGAGCGCAAACGCATTAGCCTGGTCTTTGGTGACAGCGAACGTCGTGGAGAATGTTACCCAGTCCTGCTCTTTGGCCAGAATGGCAGTAAAGATATCGTCAACCACCGCCGGCGCCGCCCCCTGAGAGATCACCGCGCCGGTCGCTTCGGTCAGTTTAAGGCCTGTGGCCAGCGTACCTTCATCGGCAAAGGTAATGGCGCTATCCACGCCCGTGGTGGCAGAGGTGATGATAAATTTCTTCAGCACGCTATCCCAGGTCACTACAACCGAGGAGCCAATGCCGGTTTCAATTAGCTCTGCTGCGTTATCAAAACTGGTGGCGCCGCTGAGGTTGATAGCCGCAGAAGTCTCCTCCGTGCCGTCAACGGTCAGAGTCAGCGTACCCGAAAGCAACTTGAGCTGTGCCAGCGTGGTCGCGGCGTGCGATCCGGAACGAAGGAATGCCGCCACTGCTGCGGTATTGAATCGGCTAAAATACAGCTTGCCAGGCATCTGCGTTTTACCGGTGAAAGCGGCGAAATACAGCACCGCGGCGGTGTACTCAATCGACGCGCTGCCGAAGTACGCCTTTACCTCATCCGCACTGGAAAATGAGGGTACTGCACCAACCGGCGCGTATGCGCTGTCGGTCAGGAACAGGCCATTGAGATCAATAGCTGTCCCTGTCGCCTTCAGTACGCCGGGAAGCATCTGGGCGATTTTTGATAGCGAAATTGCCATTTATTATTTCTCCGGAGTAAATCTCACGTCGACCGGCTGCGATATCACATCTGCGCCTGTCATAAACTGCTGAGGAACGCTGACGACAATCAGCGGGTTTGCGTGGAATTCAAGCGTCCAGCGGGATTCCCACTGCTTCTCGCCGTTGATCATCGATGTTTGCCGCGGGGGGCCGGAATAAAGCGGTACCAGGACATTCGCGTTTTCCCTGAACCAGGTGCATGCGAATTCGGAGCGGGCGATGCGCGAAAAGATGGTGGCATTGTTTTGCGCCTGATCTCCGTAGAAATCGAGCTGACATTGCCATTCATCAACGCGGCGAAGTTCTGCCCGCCCGTAATCGCTAACGCCGTCATACTCGTAATTGACAGCACTGGTTGAGAGGTCAGTCAGAAAAAGCGGAGTCATGGTAATGAAACCGCCTTTCGGCATGGGGGTCTGATTTTGCTGAGTCTGCGTGATCTCTGCGTCCGGAAAGAGGACAGAAAGGAAATCGCCAGTCGCCTTAAACAGATCGCTTTCAGTGACCTGCAGGCCTACGTCAATTGTTGACATGCGATAACCCTCGTCCAGTCCGGCCAGATTTCAGGCACATCCACAACCAGCCATGTTTCATTGCCGATAACGAACTTATCGCCGCCCTGCTGCCGTTCCCTGTTAATCCCACACCAGTTGCCATCCGTCCAGATGCTGACCAGCACACCCTGGATGTTCATGTTATCCATGTGCCTGATATCAGCCTGACTCAGCGCCTGCTTTTGCACCATCATCGTTACCGGCGGCGCGAAGCCCGGAGAGGTCGAGTAATCCGGGTTTTTGATTGGTCCGATCGAGCGGTAAATCTGCGCCTCGACGCGAGGATTAACCGCGCTAATGGCGTTTCGCACTATGGAATGAAGATTCACTCTTTCACCTCGTAGTCGACCGAGTTCAGCATGTGGGCCGAGTCGATTAACGGGTCATTAAACCCTTTTTTGTCGACCGTGCTTTTTGCGTTCGGCGGCTCAGAAAAGGCGATGATTGACGACTGAATCTGCCCCTTGATCCGCTCCCCCATCAGCGCCAGGCTTTTGCGGGCGTCAAAATCGTTTGCCTTCATGAGTTTCCCGAGCTCTCCGCCCCACTCCGGACCATGTTCAGAAATGGTCTTCCTGAAGTACGGCCGGGATGGGATCGTAACGATATGCTCGGGTATCATTACTGACTGCGCGAAATTGGCCTTTGATGGCTTTGCGAAGCGCGAAACGCCGTCACGGCGAACGTAAAAGTTCAAATCCCTGGTATGCGCCGGGATTTTTACAGTGCCGCCAAATTCGTTGGTGGCTGCCACAAGTGCTACCGGCGTCCCGTCGGGGTATTTGGACCCTTCAAGGAAACCAACCTTCAAATCATCGCCAGAGGACAGCCCCTTTGCGATCGACTGCAGGTGCTCCATCAGCTTATCTCCGCCTGACATTCCATCCATAGCTACCTCCGGATGAAAGAGCGGCGGTTATAATGGCCAGGGTACATCGAAGGAGAGGACCCAGGGACATATCGCACAGTGCGATAAGGGGCTGTAGCTTGCCAGTAAGCTGCACCGTATGGCGTCTGTAGATACCACCACGATGACGAGCTGGAAGGCCCCGCATCAGTCGAAACCGATACAGACCCCTCCGATGCGCTTGCCACCCGACCTACCAGACCAGAAGCCTTCTCGCCGTTTACGCCTGAATTCAAAGCCGCGATGTGAGCAACCAGCATATTCAAGAAGACGGCGCGGACAGCAACATCCGCAACCAGGCTGCTGTCCGTGTTATTCAGGTAAATCGTTGCCTCCGTGAAGTACGCATTAAGCAGCGTTTCACTTACGGCATCGAACTCCGGATAACGCTCACGAAATGCGGCAACATCAAAGACAACGATCGCCATTATTTTTTGTCCGCCTTCTCAATGCCCGGTGCCGGGTTGTTCTGATCCAGACCTTCCAGGCCGGTTTTCTCCGAAGCGTTTTCATTCGCTTTCGCCTGAGCGCTGCTGGTTTTCGCCTGGGCAAATACCAGCTCTTTGCGAACGTATGGCTGATCAGCATGTACGGCCAGCCACGCCTCAAAGGCTTCCTTGTCCACGTTTTCGGTCAGGCCGTAGCCGCCGACAACGAGAGAGGAGTTGGAGCCGTTAAGCTCCACTTTGTACTCGCCCTGCTCCAGGATCAGGCCGTTCGGCAGTTTGCATCCTACAGTTACTGTTTCGGCCATGTTACACCCCGATCATGCTGGCAATGCCCAGCGGTTGACGAATGATTGCACCCCAGGTGCCACCGGATTTTTTCTGCCGCCAGGAAGACTCTTCCACCACGACAGCGTGGGCGCGCATCTTCTCGGTGAACGCTGCGTAAGCGGTGTCCTGCTCACCCAGACGCTCAACAATCAGCTGCACAAGCTCGCCTGCGTCGGTGCTGTATTCAACAGCGGTTTCGATACGCATGTTCGGGAAGTTTTTCTTCAGCTGATCGGTGACGTTCACGTTGTACTGGTTCGTCTTGGTCAGGTTGACTTCCATTTCCGGAGACATACCGAGCACCATGCGATCGGTACGCTCTACAAGGCCTTTGGTCTGAGAGACCAGCTGCTTATAGAGACGACCGGAAATGTCGTCATATACGGCTTGCCCGTCTTTCGTTGCCCAGGTAACGCCACCGCCGGAACCAGTCGCCGCCGGCGTCACCGGAGCGCTCAAAGACGGATCGTTGAGCAGGCCGTAGTTTTCCAGCCCGGCGATGCCGTAGAAGTAGGACTTGTTCTGGAACTTGTTCAGCACAAGCGCAGAGGCCACGTTAAGCTCGGCGGCATAGCCGATACGCCCGGCGCCGTACATGTCCAGCTCGCGCTCACCCCAGCGGGTGTGAGTCTGATAATGGAACGACTGGCGCGGTACCCAGTTTACGTTGGCGGACGTCATGCCGTTGTTGTTGAAGTCGCCGTAAGCGCTGGTTTCACCAGTCGACTCGACGATCGGGAACTGCGAGGTCAGCGTCGTCCAGTCGCCTTTTTTCACTTCACCGATAATCTCTGCGGCCTTCATCGGCGTTACGAGAACGCGGATAAGCTCCGGATCGACGTAGTTCGTGAAGTAGGCCGGGATACCGGCGTTATTCGCAGTAACCATTTGCGGCTGGGCATCCATCGCCAGCGCGAAATTCTCCGCAAACTCCGGCTTCAGGTAGTCCTTCGCGCCGGGCAGCACAATGCCATATTTCCCGCTGGCTGCGGCGTAGTGTCGCTGAAATTCGTTCATTACTTGCTCCAGGTGCTGATTTTGACCAGCTCGCCAGCGTCACAATCGCTTGCGGCATAGAATGCGGTCTCGATAAAACCGGCCACGGTTGCGCCGGCTGCGGCGACTTGCACCTCCCCGGTAGTCAGGGATGCAAAAACCTTCTGCCCGCGGGTGGCAGCTGTTGACGTTTTGGCCCAGAAGTCACCGGCAACCATCAGGGTGATTTCGCGGCCGGGCTGGATAAGCATGGATGCCTGACCCAGCCAAATGGTGATCGAGGCCTGACCATCACGATGGACAAAGCCAGACGGAACACCGCTACCGGCATTGGAAGCCACACCGTCAACATCCCAGGCAAAGCGGCCGACAGTCAGGCCGTCCTCGCCAGCAACCAGAGCGCCCTCGCCAGCCTGATAGGTCGCGTGAGGGTTGGTGCCAGCAAAGGCCCCTTCAACGCCGGGGGCCGGATACTGGTTAATTCGTGTCTGAAAACCTGCCATGTTAACCTCGTTTCAGTTTGCCAGCGGTCGGGAATGCTTTTTCGAACTCACTGACGGAAGCGGAATCCTGCGCAATGACAGGGCGTGAATTTTCTTTCTGGCTGATCGCCATTTTGACCATCGCCGGATAAGCGGACGGGTGAACGCCGGAGATATCCACACCGCTCTGTTCAAGTGCAGTGCGATAGACATCTTCAGCTGAGTCCATGGCAACGACGTCGCCGATCAGCGGGCGGACGACCTGCTCGGCTTCACGGATTTTCCGGAAGTTTTCCGCAGCCTTTTTAGTTGCGCTGTCGGCTGCCAGACGAATCGCAGAGTCCATCGCCGTTTTGGAGACTTTGTCGTCTTCTTCATCGTCTTCATCTTCGGCGGTTTTCTTCTTGTCCTTGTCTTCCTCGTCGTCCTCATCATCCGCCGTTTTTTTCTTGTCCTTCTCGTCGTCGTCTTCGTCGTCGGCGGTTTTGTTTTCTTTTTCGTCTTCCTTTTCGGCCTCATCAAGAGCCAGAAGAGCTTTGCGGACTTCTGCCTCCAGATCTGCATCCTGCGCCAGAAGTGGCTTAAGGGTGGCGCGGATCGCCGCTACCTTATGTTTACGCATGTGATTAAGCTCCGGTGGTAATGAATCTGCGACCAGTACATCTGGCCCTGCGCGGCCGTCAGGGACCAGCGCTTCGTGGTTTCCGAAAATGTCACGCATAACGCCGTCATAAGGCTCGCCGTCAGGGGTAACACCCGGGGTCATGTCTGCGACGTACTTGTACGATGCAGATAGCTCTCGCTGCTCTCCGCTCTCAATTCCAGCAATCGCGCTGTTATCCCAGATCGACATACCAACCGTGAGATACGTGCCGTCAAACTCCGCATTGGAGTGCGTCACGCCAACACGAAATTCATTGGGCGGGTCGGTGGGAAAATCGGGGATGTGCTTGCTGAGCACGGGGATGTTATTGAAGGTTTTGGCTGCTTTCCGGAGCTCGTCCGGGTGGCGCCAAAGCCGGTAAAGTTTGTTGGGTTCGAGTCCAAGCTCTTCGCTTCTTGGTATTTCTCGCCCGTAGTAGGCATTGACGTTTGCCTTGCTGATATTCGTTCGTGAAATCTGAAGGCGGCCATTTGCGTCGATGGTGCGCACAGAGGCGCGATCGAAAGCTAAGCACTCTGTGGGGTTCATTGCTCAATCCTGTTTTGAAAGCCCTGGAATGACAGCCTCCCAGGTGCAACGACAATTTGGTAACTCGCCTGGCATGATGTGCTCGCCATCGATGAGCATCCCTTCTGAGAGATCGAACAGCTTGCCATTAGCTTTCACATGGGACTGGCGAGGCTTCTTACCTGCATGGGAGTGCTTCCATATTCCCTGGGTAATGCCGAGCGCCTGCTGTCGCGCAGACTGAACGACTGAGGTGGCCTTGTTGTTCTGATCTCGGGCAATGAACGCCGCACGGCGCCGGGTAATCCCGTATCGCTTCTGGAGTTCATCGGTGAGATAGGACAAGTCGCGCCCACGCGCTACCGACCGCATAACCAGCCCTTCCACCTCGGTGAAATACTTCTCGGGTATGGATCGGATAAGGCCGACATTCTCGGCGATGGTCGCCTGAAGAGCGTTATTCATCTGCGAGGTCATCTTGAACTCGACAGTAAACCCCGCATCTTTGAAGGCTGTGGCCAGTGACGCATCCGCGTTTTTCATGGCGTCGTTAGCGAACCTGTCGGCCAGCTTTTGCGCCATGTCATCAAACCGCCGCGTCCAGCGCTTCACCAGCTTATTCATCGCCTTGCGCATAACATCAGCTGGAGATTCATCCATGGCGACAGCCGCGCCGCTGGCCCGATAGTTTGCAGACAGCCAGTAGACAACAGATGCCTGCATTTCCTGCACCTGCTTATCAAGCTGTCGGCGGTACCATGCTTCGACGCCAGCGTTAGGATGAACCGCCCTTATCGTCAGGGTCTGTTTCTTCCTCTTCGTCGTAGTCGTCTTCGATTTCGAGGTCATCATTCAGGTCCAGAGAGTGATAGGGCGAGTCCGGGTCACCGGCAATTTTTTCGCGGACTTCGTTGCCAGAGAGCACGCTGGCTGCCACATAGACAGCGTCAGTGTCCGCGTCTACTTTGCGAATTTCAGCCCGCTCTTTAGCGCTCATTTCGTACAGCGGCTCAAAGTCGAAGGTTATGCCATCGTCAATGTCGCCGAACTCAGAGAGCTGAATGATGTCCATCACACGCTTCAGGTTGTCTTTAAAAACAGACTGCTGCAGGGCGTGAATGTAGTCGTAGAAAACGCGGATTTCGTCGTCAGAAGTTGCGTTAAGGCCATTTGGAGTAATGCCCAGCAGTTTGACGAGCGGGATGCTAGAAACCGCTGACATGTGCTCCTGCGACTGTGCCTGCAGGGCATCCAGACCGCTAAGCGGGGCGTTAACGAACTCAACCGTTTCTGGCTGGGTAGGGTTGTTGTCTTTAGCGAATGCGCCACGGTTATCGCGGCATCGGTTGAAGACATCAAGCCTTGCCAGAAGACTATCCGCCCCACCGCCCTGCAGAATCGTGCTCATATTTGTTCCGATTACCGGAACTGAGAACGAGTGGATCATGTCGCTGACACTGTCGCGGGTACGAAGCCAGTTATTGACGTATGGCTCAGCAATCTGCGAGAGAGACAGGCCGCGAAAGTTATACGATGCTTTCAGCAGATCCGGAACCTGCCGCGAGACGAAATCAATCATCCGGCTTGCATGTACGGTCCGGCCCATGACAAACCACTGCGTCGGCTTGTAGAAATCCGGGCTCAGCGGGTTGTCGGAGTTATAAATCCCCGGATAGGTCCAGATAGGCTCGATGACCCTGAACCCCTGCAGGCTGCCTTTCGTGATCTTCTTGTCGCTCATGAAGAGCTTCGATTGCAGCTCGTTGTCGTCCATCCATGCGGAGATGCCCCGCGGAGAACGAACGTCGATGTAAATCTGGCCACCGCCAAAGTAGCCGTCGTGTTCTGCGGCTTCTTTAAAGCGCTCGCGCACCTTAAACCGCTTCATGGCCTCTTCAAGTTTTCTTACCCGATCCGCCTTGTCTTCATCGCCGACAGTTTTGAGCTTTATCCATTTGCGGGTCATTTCCTCCGCGATGGTGCCGACCATCTTGCGATATTCAGGCTTCTGCGCCAGAGTGGCCAGGTACGGGTATCCGGGAAAGCTATCAAAGTCGCCGTAGCCGTAACCGCCATACGCAGCATTGAGAGCATCGTAAGGCGTGGAGTCCATTGCCAGAATGGCGCTTTTGATAGCCTCGGGGATGACCCCTTTCGGCGGTTCGTAGCGCTGAAACTCTCTTTTCGGTGATGCGTGGACTTCTGCCACGGCCTCTGGCCTGATCCCGACCTTCGGCGCTTCTGGTTCTTTTGCCGGCTCAGGCGCGGCGACTTCTTTCTTTTTAAACCACCACACTTAAATTCTCCTGAGTTGATTCGGGTCGATAACCATCGGCTGCGGGCCGGAAATCAGGTTGTCGTCGATTGCGTCCATCCAGGTATCGAGGATGTCGTCGTTGTCGTGACTGTCATCAGCGGAGAAAGCAGCGCATTCCGTCATCGCCGTCAGCACCCACTCCGTTGAGCCTGCGATCGTGCCGTCCTCGTAGAAGATGCTGGAAAGCTTCTGTCCGTCGTCGGTGTGCGTCGCGGGGACGAACACTTTCCCTGTTTTGATTTGAGGGATGACGTTAAGGCAGCGAACGAGCTTGTTCTGCCCGGTACCGCGCGGAATTTCCCTCACAGGGATGGCGAGTTGTCCGGGGGTCTGACTACGTTTTTTCAGAGTGGTGATGAGGCCCTGTCCGGCCTGCTTCTCTTCAATGGCCATATGACGCAGCGGCATAACCCGCATGGAGCCAGAGAGGCGCCACTTTTCCCAAACCTCTTCCGCTTTCTTCAGGAGGTCTTCCGGGTCCCACCGGCCGCGAACGACGTCGATGATGTACAGATTCCCGTCCACGCCCATGCCAGCCAGCGTAAACACGGTGTAATCCAGCCAGTCCTCTACCTTCCCGCTGTTCGTATCGACGTACACGGCGCGGTGCGTAAGCTTCGGCAGGGTGGTGTACGTTCTGAACCAGCTGGTGTCGATGATCCCGCCAGTCAGCGCCATCGGGTTTTGCTGGTATTGCGACAGGAAGGTATAGCGATCCTTTTCCCACAGTTGCAGGAGGTCGTTAACGTCTTCCATCTGCGGCCAGTAGGACCAGTAGCGAACGCCACCAACGACCACAGAATCGGTATCTTTGACCGTTTCCCAGCAAAGCGAACGCCATGGCTCATCGAGCGACTGGATGTACTTCTCGTCGATCATGGCCGGTATGGCGACATGGTGAAACGGTACACCCATTCCGCCGGCAAGCATGAAGCCTGTTGCATCGTCGGTGTGCAGACGCTGCTGAATGCTTACAAATGGAGTCGGGTGCTCTTTCGACTTATCGCCGCGGCGTGATCGAATGGTGTTTACCAGCAGCGTATTCGCGCTTTTGCGTCGGGACTCGCTGAGCATGTCCACCGGCTTGTTGTAGTCGTCCAGCATCACCATGCCGGAGAACTCTGGTCCGTAGTATCCACCACGACCACCGGTGATCTGCCCGTTGCTTGAGCGCGATACCGTCTGACCTATAGAGCGCCCTCTCTCGTCCTTTATCTCCCATTCTTCTGCCTGGTTGACACCAAACGAGCAGGGCCAGAACTCCTGATATTCGCGGCTGGCGATAATGTCGCGGGTACGCCGGCTGTTACGCTTTACCAGCGTGTCAGCAAAAGAGATATTCAGGTTGCGAAAGCGTTTAAGCCGCTTCTCCTGCACCAGGGCGTTGACATATGCCGGGAAGTGGATGGAGAAGAACTCTGTTTTTGTACCGCCGGGCGGGATGTTGATAATCAGGTTTCGCGGGACAAGGCGCCCGGCAAGCAGATCATCAATTTTCGAAGCCATCAGGCGGTGATGCCAGTTAACCAGCAACCGGTCGCCCTGAATCAGCTCGAACCATATCCGGGTGAAGTTCAGGAATGACTTCGTGGACTTTGAACGGATGATCACGCGCTCCGGGAATGACAGGTCATCCCATTCGATAATTCCGATCATATCAGTCCAGTCCTTCTAACCTTCCCTCCAGCTTCTGCTGGGCCTTCGCATAGTCTTCAGCGGTGTACGTCACCTGATTCAGTGGGCCGCCGTCTTTACCGGTTAGCTCCACCTTTTGCTTGTTGCTGTAGGCATCGCCAACCTCTTTTGCTGCCTGCTCCAGTAACTGAGCTGTCATACCGAGATTTTTCATACTTTCGGCAGTCGTAGACATTCGCTGCAGGACGCGAAGGCGATAGGCTTTGTTGGCGATCGGGATGTCGGAAATTTCGTTGAGGAAGCGGTCGCGAGTGCGGTTGAAAAGGTCGACCCATTTTTGAGCCAAACCTTTCCCTGCCGCCTTTGTCGGGTCATGCGATGCCACCTGCTGGCGCGTCACCTGAACCTTGAATTCTTTTTGTACGGACTCGACGATTTGGGACGGCGTATCAAAGCAAGCGAGCTCTTGAACGATAAAGGCTCTCACTTCTGGTTTTAGTGCAGCCATAACCCACCATCCGTATAAAGCAGTATAAAATCACGCCAGCTTCAGCATGCATGTCCCGCAAGCTCTGGCAACATCGATATGAGCAACCTCCGCCGGCCTGTTCGCCGCATCCACCATTTCCTGCACATCTTTGCTGGCGCCGTAACGCCGGATCACTCCAACGAATTCCTCGACGTCATGGCCGCGAAGTTTGAGCACCGGCATTCCGGTCTCTTTGTTGAACTTCGGCGCGCCATAGTCATCGGTAGCCTGGGCGATGTGGTAAAGCTCATGCTCAACCAGTGCGCAGAACTCCAGATCGTTGCATTGCTCGCAGTAGTCGGCAGCCAGGGTGATGATGAACTTCGGTATGCGACCGAACCATTCATGCATTTGCTGCTCCATGCGGGATTTCTGCCAGCCACCGGCGCGCATCATTACCTGCTCACACTGACCAAGCACAATGCGACCGCTTTTGGCGAATGAGCCAGAGGCCCACATGAACGTAATGTCAGCATCAGCCAGCGCGCTAACGAGGTGTTCGTGGTCAGGGTTATGGATTCGTCCGTCCTCAGAGAGGATGTTCTGGTTAACCCATTCGCCGATTTCAGTGGCAGGAATCAGCCGGGTATACGGCAACCAGTTTTCGCCAGTGAAATTGACGGGAGGGAATGGTCTGCGGTTGTCATTTTCAGCCATACAGAACAATCCTCTGGTTTACTTTGATACTTACCCGGTCAGTTAACCCTTAACCAAGGGTCAACGTAAGGGGTATCAAGATACTTGTCTTTACCGTGATTATCATGAAAACAGAAGTTGCGATCAGCGCTCTTTCTCGCCTGAGTGGCGTCTTCTAATGTATTAAATAAACCAAGCCTAATGCTTCTGCCTTTTGTTTTTATGAAGGCGGCCCACTTCCCGCTCCTCTCATCCCTTCTTACTCCATTGATACCGCTAATGTTCGTAGAGTGCATGGATTGGTTTTTCTGGTTCTGGGCGTGAGTCACTAAGCGCAGATTTACTTTCCTATTGTCGTGTCGGATGTGATTGATATGGTCAATAAACATTCCATCTGGAATGGGGCCTTTATCGAAAATCCAGATTGCCCGGTGCGCTAGGATTTTCATTTCCCCAGAGCTAACCACTACGTATCCAGATCCATTGATTCCCCCGGCCACTTTGCCGGAGAACTGCAAGTTCCACATCCGATAGGTGAAATCGTTATTGAAACTTTCTCTGCTGCGAGGTAGCCAATAAAGCTCACCCTTTTCAGGGTCGCACGTAAAAACCTCAGATAGCTCTGATAATGAATAGTCCATTGCTTTTCCTTTCGGTGGTGAGCCTAAGTTCACGCGGATAAAAGCAGCCCACAGAGTGAAAGCATTACTGCCTACCCCATAGACTCACCCCGCAAGGCTCTGTGGTTATGTTGCCCCGTGACGGGCATTCAGAATATTAAACTGGTACTTATTGGAGGAAGGGATTAAAACCCCGGGATTTTTGATACCTCAAAAAAGGTTATTGAAATAAAACTCTGTCAATGGCGCTTTTATGGCACCGTTTGCAGAACTTTATATTTACGCCTGCTTGCCAATTACAGGGGTAATCCGGATGCACTTCTTAGTGAGCCAGCCCCAGCGCAAAAGCACTGAAAGGATGAGCAGCGGCTTCATGTATGGGCGAAACGTAATTTCCGCCGTCAGATTTCCAGTAGTGCGCAT